AGTGGACTGTCCCCCACCGTCAGTATCTTCAACTGTCTCTCCTGCACTCTCGGTGCTCTCCGGTATACTGGTGTCCGGGGATGATGCGCTTTCCGCGCTGATGGCCCTGATTTCAGGTAGGCTTAGTGGCCTGTCACTGATAGGGTCAAGTTGAAAGCCGAGCCTGAATGCCCGCTCTATCCAGTTCGGCTTACTGGTAGGCAGTTCGACCACTCCGTACTCTACGTTGGCGCGGCCATCATAGAAATACATGGTCTGCTTCGGCACAACATTCTTCTGTGTGTGCTTAAGTCTAATCGTTGTAGCCATCTAGCGGCTTCCTCCGAGTGTAGCAGGAAGTATTGCCCTAGAGCAACACTTCCCGCAATCAACTCACTGACCTTAGAGAACGAAGTTCTTAAGGTGAACCGGGCGACCCTCAAGGGAGAAGCCGAAGTAGCCCTTAATCATGAAGTCAGTCGAGTCCTTCGTCTTGGCGAGTTCCTCGAACGTGAAGTCCTGATGGACGAGCAACTTGGCGTCCGCCCTACGGATGAACAAGAGGTCGGTGTCAGTCTCCCAGTGAAGGTCGGTGACAATCGGCATACCGTCATACGTGAGCACACGGAAGCCCGCTGCAACCTCAGTGCGGTCGTTGAACTGCTGCTGAGCCTGCAATAGAGCATTGATAGCACGACGAACCCTACGCGAAGTGACGATGAGGTCAACTTCACCGCGAGCGGCGTCGATGGCTTCGTCAATCAGTCCAAGCGTGAGATATGCGCCTGATGCATCGACAACCCCGGACCCCGTAGCGCCCCAGTTCATCGAGTCATCGGTATCAATCTGGTGAAGGATACCTGTGATATCGTCGGCTGCGCCAGTGGCCGTGGCGATGTCGGTGCTCAACTGCTCGATGAGAGTACGGCTGTGGGCCTCAACCTCAAGAGCAAGAGCGTTATAAAGCGAACCAGCAGCACGCTGCATTGGTCCTGTGACCTCTCCACGGGTGTAGAGATAAGCCACGGTCTTGCTGACCTTCTTGTAGGTGCTCTGCGATGCAGCCGGGAGGGCTCCACCGTCAACGCTCCACGAAGCGGTCGGCAGGGCGTCACGCCTACGGATGAAGTAGGTGTTCGTAGCCCACGGTACCCTGTGGACCACGTTGGCAAGGACCGGCTCCTTGGTGGCGTAGTCACGGATAGCGTTGTCAACTACCTCAGGGATGAGGTACTGACCCGAAGATGCAAGGTCCAGCGCCTTGCGAATGCTTAACTGGTCCATTTCATTCCTCTCTAGCCGCTTAGGCTAGGGTTTAATTGCCACCCGTGTGGGCAGCGAACGCGAGCCTCAACCTGTCGGATGGGCTGGCCTTGGAGAGAACATCTGCCAATGCGTCAGCAGCCTTCTTGGTGTCATCAGTGATGGCACCCGGAACCTGTGTACGCGGCAGAGCCTCTAGTTCAGCGATGCGTTCGTTTGCCTTCTTAAGGTCAGCGGCAAGAGTGTCGAAGTCAGACTTCGTGACAGCAGCCTCCGTCGAGGCTTCCTCACTTGTCTTTTCGACAGTATCTTCGTCAGTACCAGAAGCGGACTTCTCGCTAGCGGTTTCTACGGCAGGGGCCTCAAGGACACCAATGTCCGTGAGTTCCTTACCCATTTCGGTGTAGAGGCCAAGCAACTTGGTAGCGGTTGCGCCGCTAATCTTGCGCCCTGCCTTGGCTACATCTTCATCATCAGCAGACTCGTCGGCCTTCTCGGTCGTGTCGTCTGTGGACTCAGCGGCTTCATCAGCCTTCTCAGTCGTATCCTTCTCGTCCGTAGACTCGTCGGACTTTTCTGTATCCTCGACGGCTTCGTCAAGGAGTTCCTCGTTGGTCTTACCCACGCTGTTTACTCCTGCTTCCTCGTCAGAGGACGCATCCTTAATCGACTTAGCAAGAACCGACCCGAAGGATGGGTACCATGCTGGTCGAGTCGTGTTGGAGATTTCATCCAACACAACATCCTTGTAGGTGCGGACAGACTTGCCCACGCTATCTACAAACTCATCAGCGAAATCAACGACGTGTCCTGCGACAGACATGCCGTACTGCTTGCCTGACTTGACCTGACGGAACAGGAAGGCGGCAGCAGGGTTATCCATGTTCAACTTGACTTCGATGCCAAGGTGAAAGTGCT